TCCTTATATAATATTTATAGTTAACCCTAATTTAAAGGAAACTAAAACTACATTAATAACAAAAAACAAATAACATGAGTTTAGAATTATTACCAAAAGTAGAACTTAGTAGCATAGAGCCTACTAAATTCAATATTGAACTATTAAAGCAGACTATCGTTGCTCACTTCAGAGAATCAGGTGAGTCACCTTTAGAAATGCTTGTTAAGTCTGAAGCCTTACAACAACTTCTAGATGGCATTAGAGCCGAATTAAAGGAAGATGTAATCGCTGAACTAGACAAGTACCCACAAGGTAAAGCTGATGTCTTAGGAGCAGAATTAGCTAGAATGGAATCAGGTGTTAAGTATGCCTATGATGGTGATTACACATGGCAAAAACTTAACCAAGAAGTTGAGGCAGTTAAGTACAAGCTTAAGGAAAGAGAAGCTTTGCTTAAAGCAATAAAAGAGCCATTGGTTGATCCTGAAACTGGTGAGATGATTTATCCTGCACCAAAGTATAGCACAACCACATTTAAAATAAGTCTAAAGAAATAATCATGAGACTAGGAACCTATACCGACACACTTGAACTAGAGAATGAGATGCTTAGAGATAAGGTCAAAAAACTCCAAGAGCAATTAGATTCATATTTAGATGCTGAAAGAAAAGTCATCAATATGATGGATGATGCTTACAAGTTAGATCAAGGAATCGTTAACATGATGAACGCATTTAGAACAAAACAATCTTATTAAACTTATAGCCCCCTACAATTATTATTTAACTTAGTGGTGTGAGTTATGTTTCAAAGGGGGCTTATTTTTATTTTATGAAATACATTAAATTTTTTTTGATTAGTGCACCATTAGGTATAGCTTTACTTGTAACAGCTAACATTTACTTTGAATTAAAACGATTATATAATGGGTTTAGAATTAGAGCCTAATGGATTTGAAAACAATATACCTATACGAATTATATTTACAGATGATAAGTCAGAAATATTGTTTCAATCTATAGCGGCAGCGAGTAGAAAGACAGGGATTAACCCTAAGACTATAAGGGATAGCTTAAATCCTATAGCTAAGAAGAAGTTTAGCTATGAAAATAGAACTATAGTATTTAGAATAAAAAAATAATTATGAATCATGGATCATTATTTAGTGGCATAGGAGGCTTTGATTTAGCAGCCGAATGGATGGGATGGAATAACATATTCCATTGTGAATGGAATTCCTTTGGTCAACAAGTATTAAAACATCATTTCCCAAACTCAATTTCTTATCATGACATTACTAAAACAGACTTCACTATTCACAGAGGAAACATCGACATCCTCACAGGCGGATTCCCATGCCAACCATACTCAAGTGCAGGAGAAAGGCTTGGAAAAGACGATGAAAGACACCTCTTTCCTGAAATGCTTAGAGCAATCAAGGAGATTGAGCCCACATGGATTATTGGTGAGAATGTTCGTGGACTTGTTAGTTGGGGAGGGGGATTGGTATTCGATGAGGTGTGCTCTGATTTGGAAGGGCAAAGCTATGAGGTACAACCGTTTCTTATTCCAGCTGCAGCCAAAAATGCACCCCACAAACGAGAACGAATATGGTTTATTGCCTACTCCAAATTGCACAAGGATAGACATTCCAACGCAAGAGCAACTAGAAAAGAGGAAGGAGATGTATGGTGGAGAGAGAAGAGCAATGTATCTAACACACTTCATAGCGATGGGATTTTTACCAACTCCGATGGCATCAGATCATCATGGGGGAACAGCGAAAATATCAGAGAAGTTCGACAGGAGGAGCAATCTAAAGCACAACATAGCACAAAAGGTTGGGAAAGCTTCCCAACTACACCCTGCATTCGTGGAGGAGATGATGGGCTTCCCTACGAATTGGACTCTATATCCGTTTCAAAGTGGTGTAAAGAGTCAATCAAAGCCTACGGAAACGCAGTAGTACCTCAAGTAGTACATGAGATATTTAAGGCAATAGAGAAGTTTGACGAATTGAATTAACTTTGTAATGAGTGTTGCAGACTCATTTAGAACTTATTGCCCTTGACTAGAACCCCTATCTGCAACGTAGGGGGGAAATGATAGGGCTCTTTTATTTTATGAATAGAGATTTTAAGGGAGTATGGATTCCCAAAGACATCTGGCTTGATGAAAACCTAACATGGATGGAAAAACTTTTGTTAGTAGAGATCGATAGCTTAGATGCAGAAAAAGGATGCTTTGCATCAAACGATTACTTTGCCAAGTTTTTTCAGTTGAGTAAATCAAGAATTAGTGATTTAATTGGTCAGTTAGTAAACAAGGGCTATATCACTACATTTTTAGTTTATGAAGGCAAACAGGTTAAAAGAAGAGAAATTACTATGGTTATACCTATTCGGAAATTCGAAGGGGGTATTCGGAAAACCGAAGAGGGGTATTCGGAAAATGCTCAAGATAATAATACATTAGTTAATAATACAATTAGTAATAATACTAATAAGTTATATAGTCATAAAGAGTCTTTTGTGAATAGAGTAGATGAGTTTAAAGATAAACTTGGTAATCAATACGAATCATTCATTAGTTACTGGACTGAAGCTAATGATAAAGGTAAAATGAGATTTCAGGATCAAAAATTCTTTGACATTAGTAGAAGAATATCTACATGGGTAAAGAACTCAAAAAACTTTCAGCCAATAAATCAAGAAACACCTAAAATCAAACTCAAGTGATAGAAGCTACTAACCTACCTAAAAATACCGAACTAGAAAAGAACATACTTGGATCATTATTAATAGATAAGAACGCCTTACCATTAGTAATAGGATTGCTTAACGAAGATGTTTTTTATGACCTTAAACATAAGAAGATATTTTCTACAATAAAATCTATGTTTGATAAGCATATTGCCATAGACATTACAACTATTGCTCAAAAATTACAAGGTGATAAAGCTATGGATGAGGTTGGTGGTGCTTACTACCTATCTAAACTTACGGATAATATCGTACATACTAACCACCTTAATACGCATATTGAGATGGTAGTGGAGCTGTATAAGAAAAGACAAGCCTACCTAACATTGATACAAAAATCTAGTGAGTTCTTACATCCTGATACTGAATCACTTGACTCAATAAGTTCACTAATTAGTAAACTTTTAGGTTTACAAGAGTTTGGTAATATCTATGAACAGACTATAGATCAAATAGTTATGCAAGTAATCACTAAGCGTGACATGGCTAATAAAGGTGAATTATTAGGGTTTGATACAGGATTTTCCGAGCTAAACTCTACCATTGGTGGATGGTGTGCCCCTGACATGGTTGTAGTAGCTGCTAGACCAGGTGCAGGTAAGACTGCCTTCATGCTTTCTTCGGTTTATCACTTAGCTATCGTTAAAAGCGTTTCTACGGCTATTTTTAGCCTCGAAATGAGCTCTGAACAGCTAGTTGAAAGGTTAGAGTCAATAAGCTCACAAGTGCCATTAAAACGCCTTAGAATGAATATTTTGAATGACTACGAAAAAGAGGTAGTTATGAAGGCTGATGACCAGATTATTCAGGCACCAATATACATAGACGATACTGGTGGATTAAATATCAGTCAGTTAAGGGCTAAAGCTACCATTTTGAAGCAAAAATATGGAATTAAGGTGATTTTTATAGACTATCTACAGCTAATGTCAGGTCAAGGTAAGTCTAACCAAAATAGGGAACAGGAAGTTAGCACAATAAGTAGGAACATTAAGGCGTTGGCTAAGGAGTTAGGCGTACCAATTATTGCATTGTCTCAGTTAAGTAGAAGGGTAGAGGAAAGGGCTGATAAGATACCTCAGCTTTCTGACCTTAGAGAATCTGGATCAATCGAACAAGACGCTGACATAGTAGTCATGCTTATGCGACCTGAGTATTATGAGATGCAAGAGTCGGTAGAGATTAAGGGTAAAGAATACCATCCTAATGGTCTTGTTATCTGTAAAGTAGAAAAGAATAGACATGGCATTACAACAAACATTCCTTTAAGATTTATAGGAAAAACAATAACCATACAAAACCATAACGAATGAGAGAAGAGTATATCGAAATGCATGATGCCATAGTCAAAATGAAGCTTAATGCAAACATCAATGAAATTGAATTAAAAAGATTTACTGAGCAACTTGATAAAATATTAAGTAAAAATTCTATTAATGGAAAGACCGAATCCGAGCAACTACCGAAACAAAAGAAAGTTCGAGATAGATCTGGCAAAGTATGAGGATGGCACATACAACGCTTTAAGGCTATTTGCTAAGAATACTAAGATAATGGTCATAACAGATCTTAAAGCTTTGCAGCGTGGATATATTTGGCTGGAGTATGAAAGGGAAGGTAAGCCATCAGGCATAGCAGATATGCGAGTAGAGTTCTTTGCAATTAACTTAGATATTCGTCACAGGATATATTTTATGAGAGCTGATTTACTACGTCAAAAAGCTCGTAGATACTTTAAGATTAGTAAGCTAAAATACAAGGATAAAGTACGATATGTGAAGATGCATATGACAGAATTTATACGATTCGATTAGCATTAAATATATTATATACTAAATTAATTATAACTTTGGGTTATGGCAACATACCTGACAGCATCGGAATTAACCAAAATGATGATTGATTACTTGACCTCTAAAGGAATAAACGTTTGGAGAAACAATAATCTAGCTGTTAAGGGAAGAAGTTTTATTGGTAAGAAAGGTGTTCCTGACATCATTGGCTATGATAAAAAACATGGTCAGTTTGTAGCTTGTGAGATTAAGAAGTTGGGTGACAGAATTAGTCCTGACCAACTATCTTTCTTAACACAACTTGGAATAGCAGGAGGATTATCAATGTTATGTAGCCAAACATCAGATGAAACAATTAAATTAGAAATATTTAAAGATGGCGAAAACAAAATCTACAAGTTCGAACAAGGTGAATTTCGGTAAGAGACGTGAAGGTAAAGCTCAAAAAAGAAGAGGACCTAAAGACAAAAATGTAAAAAAATATAACCGACAAGGGCGATGAAAAATACTTGTGCTAAAAGAAAATATAAATGCAAATGTGGTACTATTAATGAGTGCTATGTTTGGCAAAGCGATTTACAAAAGCATGATTTTGGATGCAATAAATGTAATCAGTTAATAGGTTATGACCACATGGTTAAAGAGGTTAAACCACAGTTAACATCAATTAGAACAGACACAAAAAACCGATAATATGGAAAAGGTAGAAATAGAAAACAAGGAACTTAAGGCTCCTAAAGTAACTAAAAAGCAAAAAGAATTTGTTTCAGAAGAAACTATTGTTACTTTTGAAGAGATATTAAAAGACTATGCTATTGATTTAAAGTATAGACCTTTTATAAAGAAATTAGTTAACGA